ACAGAGTTAATTAGTTGGGGTTTATTAATCTTACGAAACGGTTTTCCAAATAAAGAAAAGGTAAGAGCATCCAGAACAGTGCTTTTACCGGCACCATTCGTACCAATAATTAAATTAGTTTTATTTTGCGTAAAATCAACTTCCGTATAGTGATTACCAGTAGAAAGAAAATTTTTCCAACGAATAGTTTTAAATAAAATCATAATCAGTATCAGGAGGAATTACAATATCATCAGGGGTAATGAGTGTATATTGATACCCGTGAAGTTCACAAGTTTTAAGCATTACATCGTCTTCAATTTCAATGACGTGCATTTCTGGATATCCATCTTCTTCTAGCATCATAGCATATCTTACCGCATCATCTTCCTCTTGAAAAAGATACAGTATTTGATCTCCTTCATCGTCTGTTACGGAGTATGCTCCTTCTTTTTCTTTTCCATTGATTGTAATGATAAACATTAAACTAGTTCACACGCTTCTTGATAAATTTCTTGTATCAATTTCTGAATGGTTGATTTATCAAGACTTACTTCTGCCTCCTCAATATATCTATTCAAAATAGATAAAGTATCTTCAGATTCAAACGCTTCGAACTCTTCGGATTCTTGAATCAAAAAGTTTTCAACAACCTTAAGTTCTGCAATGTTAGCACCGTACAACTTATCAATAAATTTTTCGAACTTTTTAGTATCAGATTTTTTACGAACGATTACTCTTACAATTTTATTTTCATATTCACGAGTATCAAACGTTTGATAGTTTGTGTCTTCATAATAAATGTTGTAAAACAATCTGTGAGGATTATTAATAGGTTTGTGAGTTACCGTTTCAGTATCAAAAATATGAAATCCGCGAGTATCGTTTACATCATTCCAGAACATCTCATATGGATTTCCTAGATAGAAGACTGTTCCATTATCAGATCGAGTGTGATAGTGCCCGGAATAAACCCTAGTGAACTTATCAAATACTTTACCTTCTAAGCCGTGCTCCATAACAATTTGTTTATTAACACGAAATCCTTGAAGTTCAAGGTGTCCCATTGCACACTTGCAAGTTGTTTTTTCAATGAGTTTGAGAGTTTCTTCTTCATTCTCTTGGTTAATCCAAGGTATAAAAAGAATGGGAAGTTGTCCCAATACTACTTCAGTTGGTTTAGAATATACGGTTACATTATCATACTCACGAAGCAACAAATCCACAGCATTTACTTCGTTAGTATTTTTATAGTAAGCAGTATGATTTCCAACAATAGTATGAACAGTTACTCCCATTTGTTGGAGTCTATCATAGTAATTATTCTTTGCCCAAGAAAGAGCAGAAAAATCAATACCTTTACGACTATCAAAAGTATCACCCATATCAACGACCATAGTGATACCTTCCTCTTCTAGGGTTGGGAAGAAGATATCATTGTAGAACTTCAGGAAATAATCGTGAAAGAGTTTAGAGTTCTTTCGTGCCCCAAAGTGTTGATCGGTGATGATAGCGACTTTCATTCAATAGCGAAGTTTAGAATGTACAGCGTCCTTGATGCTATTATAGTCTGAATAATTGCTGCCGTCAATACTGTTATCATCGAAAACTTCAGAGAACCCAGAACGCTCAAGGATTTTGTTTTTGATTTCTAACTGGCGTTTTTCTTTACCAATCCTACGAACAAAAGCATAGTGAATGATTTGAGTAAAGTAAGCAAATGGATTCTGTGATTTCTCTGGATTGAAATTATGAATGTACTGAACACAGTTTTCGATACCATCCGAAATCATATCTTCCTTAAACATATAGTTCACAAAGTTAGGTTTGAAAGATAGGTGATTAGCAATTTTCAGAAAACACTCACCAATGTAGCGTGGAATGGGTGGTTTTGTATCCCAAGACTTTCCCCTGTCTTCTTTCGTTGGTTCTCTACCATACTTTTGAATGAATGTAATTTCTACATCCTCACGATACTTGATAAGAGCAGCAAGAAACTCTTTGTTATTGACGTAATGCTCTGACCTCTTTCTTTTGGTCATAACTGCTGTGGTTATCATTAAGTTAACTCATAATATGTATGAATTATACCATTTTTACAAATACTTGACAAGGTATCTAAAACCCTGTACAATAACCTTTGTGGAGGTTGAAAAGATTAGCTTTAGCTATTTTTAAAGAGTTTCTCTAATATTTCTTTAGCATCATTAACATTTGAGATATATCCCATTCTACGATTAATCTTTGATTCATTGTTTCTACTTCTGTTAGATTGCCTTGTGTAATTTTGATACATCATAATCATTTCAATATCTGAAGACTCGGAAAGAGTTAATACATCTTCAAGATTAATAATAAACATATCTTCCGTTGTCGTCTTTAACCAAGGTTCAATTTTATATCCAACAATACCAGATCTACCTTTTATTTCAGAAACAATAATAGGACTAGAAACAATTAACATTGTCCTATCTTCTTCTTCTGAAGCTGCTACCTTTGCGAAGATTTCCTCTCCGGTTTTTAATTTAACTGTTGCATAAAAGTCTTCTTCAATCATTCTTCTTAAGTTGTATAGTGATTATCTCATAATTGAAATTCTCTTCATTATAGATTTTAATTCTTTCAATGAGGTGATTTAAAGTGTAATTCTTTCTTGAGTTATAAGTACAGTCATCAGCGATATCATAAAGTGTTGCTTTTACTTTGTCTTTTCCTTTTCTAAGAACTCGTCCAATACTTTGAAGATTACGGATTCTTGATTTACTTGGAGAGGCAAAGATAACATTATGGAGGTTTTTAATGTTGATACCAGTAGAAAAAGTTCCATACGAAGCAACAATGACTGCGTTGTTTTCCCTCTCTGTTATCTCTCTTACTAACTCCCTTTCTTCTGCATCTACTCCACCATGAACAAAAAATACTTTACGTTCATCTCGCTTCGAACTATTTATCTTTTCGTAGAGTATTGCTCCGTGTGCTTCTACTCTGGAAAAAAGAACAAGTGTGTTGCCTTTTAAATCTAATGTAAGATTTTTAATAAAGTTATTTCGTTGTTCGTGTGAGATTAGATATTGTATCTCATCTTCATAAGTTTCAAACTTTTGTGGTGAATGCTTAAGAACAATACACTGAATATCAAGTTGAGATAAGTGTCCTTGTCTCATTAACTCATCAGTTCTGGTAACTTTATATGATGGACCGAATAATCCTTCTAGAACCCATTTATGAGTTTGTGTTCCATCTAGAGTTCCAGTAAAACCAAAACGATATTTTGCGTGATGAAGTTTGGTCATAATCTCTATAAGAGATTTAGACTTGAATAAATGTGCTTCATCACCTATAATTACACCATAGTCTTCAAAGAATGAACGTTCTAGTTTATACACAGATTGCCAAGTTGTAATTGTAACTGGAAACTCATTTGTTTTTTCTCTACCAGAATAGATACGGTGGCAATATGTCTCAGCATCCCAACCATAATCCTGGAAGTCCTTATACATCTGCTCTACCAAAGATGTCGTGGGAACAACTAAAAGTATTTTTTCGTTCTTATCAACATAGTATCTCACTAACGAATAAATCATCAGAGATTTGCCTGATGCAGTGGGACTTATCAGTAGCTTTCGATTATGTCTTAGAGCATCGTATACTCCCTCTATTTGATACTGACGTGGAGAATGAGTGCAAATAGAGTGCATATAATCTTTGACACCTTCAAATGAAATCGTTTCATTAACTTCGAAGGGTTGTCCGTAAAATTTATTTTCCTCAAACTTATAAGAATATCCGTATTGCTCGCAGAAATTTACAATCTTATCCAAGAGTCCGACGTAAATTTGCTTAGACCTCATATCATATAGGTGAATTTCTCCATTCCAATTTCTACCACGATATTGTGGCATGAATTTGGCATTGGGAACCTCAAACTTAAAATGATCTCTTAACTCATATTCAATATGGGGTTCTGTATTGATTTTTAAAAATACTTCGTTTGATTTGGAAATTATAAGGTCTGTTGTATTCACGATGATCCATTCATCTGTGAATATTTATTTACCCTAGTCCAGAGTTGAATCTCATAAATTCTATAGAATTTTTAATTTGATACGTTCTATTTTGTATCATTTTTAAGATGCTTTCAATATAAACAAGCATTGTATCGTAATAGTCTATCTTTAAACAAACTGTAGAAAGTTTCTCATCTGCATCAAGATATTTTTGCATTGTGTCTTTATCTCGAATCTTTTTGGGAAACGGATTATCCACGTAAACTTCTGGATCTGATTTCCCAGAATAATACTCATAGCGTTCGTGGCGAATATTTCTTTTTTGCTGCTCTGCTTTTTTTCTTAAAAGAAAAATTGTATTGTAAAGTTCAAAATATTTTGCATGAAGAACTGGGATATTTAAAGATTCTGTATGTAAATTATCTGGATCTATTTTTGAATCTTTTTCCCACATTTCTTGAATTTTATCAAGATCGAGGGTCATAAAGGATTGCCGCCTAGGTCAGTTATATTGTAAATAGTATACTTGAAACTTACGTCTGCTGTAAAGTATTGGATGTCTGTTTGAGTCGCATCAAACGTAAGTGTTGCCAATGAGTATGGAAATAGGTCTTTAAATTGAACTTGGAAGTTTGGAATTTGGCTACTTGTTAAAACTTGCAATGTTGCATCTGAATAAATGTTCAAACCCTTTTGCACATAGTTTGCTCCTCCATATGCTTCTGCATTGTTTAGATCTGCAAACTGATCTAATTTTTCTGGATATCCAAGACCACGAATCCAGTTTTGAATGGTATTATAATTTTCTAAACTTTCATCGACGAGAAATCTGAGATTTAAGTCACCAAAAATAATTTTGTCACCGGGAATATCAATATCTTTTAGATATGATGGTTGATTGGCAATTCCCAAAGTCATTTCTGGTATGTTCGCTTCATTGCAGAAGAATGATACCTTTGGAAATCTTGTTAATGTAAACTTAAATCCAGTAGGTGATAGAAAATTTCTATTTTCTATCTGAGATGCTTTTGCCATCTTTTTTTAAGTATTTAGAATAAAAAAGGGACCCTTGTGGGGTCCCTGAAAATTATGTGAGATAAATCACATGAGGTTCTTAACAGCAACTCTACGATAGTAGCGGTTGGTGTTAACATTAAGTCTTCCAAGACCCTGGGTTAGACCCTCAGCGAATGGATTTGCAACCATTCCATAACGGGTCTTAAAGCCAATCTTAGGCTGGAAGCTGTTCTCACCAACGGCACGTACCATTTGGAGAGGAACATATGGGCAATAGAAGAGACCAGCATCATAAGGTGAAGAACCCTTATAACCAACAACGTAGTACTGGTTACCACCTGTAGGTGCTGCGTTACCTGCAGTCAGGTTAGATGCATATGGATCAATGTAGACGCGGAATTTGCCCATCAGAGTACCAGCAAAAGTGTTGCCGGTGTCATCAACATTCAGGTTAGCGTTGAGTGCTGGGGTGTAATCCAGAACGCCTGCCATGGTTAGAGCTGAAGCAACGTCAGCGGAGCAGAGGACAATGTTGCCCTTCCCGCGACGAGTTCTCTGAGCGATAGCGTTTGCGTCTCTTTCAATTTGGAACAGAAGACCCTTGAACTTCTCAACTGACCAACGACCGTTGGAGTCAACATCGAGGTCAAATACACCAGCAGTTGCAACGTTTTGTGATGCACCCTTTTCAGCGGTCAGATAGATAGTTCTGATAACTTCGCGGTTGATTTCAGCAAGAATCTCAGTTGAGAGGATGTTTGCTAATTCCGCTTCAGCATTCAGACCGTGAATTGCCTTGAGGTCTTGAGCGAGCTCAAGTGAGTACTCAGCCTTCAGAGCACGTGACTTAGCAGTAACGGTGACTTTCTCAATCGAGAATGCCATTTCGTTAAAGTTGTTGCCGCTTGTGCCATCGCCCAGTGTTTCTGAATCACCAGTGGTCATACCCTGACCAACGTTGTAGTCAGTAGCAGCAACTGAAGAAGCATTTAGAACAGCAGGGTTGGATCCTGACTGTGCGGTTGTACCAATACCTGAAGCAGGTTGTGAGAAGTCACTACCAATGCCAGTGTTAAATCCACTATCAGTTCCAGAGAATGCTGAATCAACTTCGTTGTAGAAGGTTTCAGTGCCGCTCTGGCTGCTGTAGCGTGAACGCATTGCGAAGATGAGTCCAGTAGGACCGCTCATTGGTTGAACGCCTGCAACGTCATAGGCAATCAAGTTAGGCATCGAACGACGGATCAGTGAGATCAGTACGGGATCGAAACCTGCGGTAGGACCACCAGCAGCGGCGGAACCACCAAATGCACCCTGAGTACCAGCAGCGTTACCACTGTTGGTTGGGGATTCCATGAGGTTGTGCATTGAGCCATGCTCAAATGCAGATTGCTCTCTTAAAAATCTTTCTTGGTTTTCTAGCAGGACGGCGGTTACCGCTCTTCTGTGCGAATCTTTGATTGAATCAAGACCCTCATAGTTGAGGAGAGGTGCCCACTTTTCCTGCAGATGCTCGGATTGGAACATTTGCTTTTACCTTTGTGAATGTTTGTGTTTGATTAATGTTGAATTCAGTTTCTAGCAACTGCCTTAAGGGTCTGCAGATAAGCAGCCATTGAACCTGAAACAGATTCAGGTGAACTATCTACTTGCTCAGACAGACTTTCAGTTGTTGCTTTTGGAGCTTTCGTGCCAGAGAAATATGAATCTCTGAGCATCTCCAGTTTTTCACGATATTTTGTTTCACTTTCAAACTCAACACTTTCGGCAAGTGAAGCGAGCTTGTCTTTCTGAGTAGCAGCAAGGCCCTCAGAGACTTTTTCAAAGATTCCTTCAGCAACCGACTCTGCGAGACGCTTGTTTAGGGAAACGTTCTTCTCAATTTGCTCGTTGAGTTTTGTTTCCATATCATCAAGTTTTTCTACCATACTATTAAGAACATCGTATTTATCTTCAGGGATTGTTACATAATGTGCTTCAAAAAGTTCCTTCATTCCAGAAAGGAATGATTCGGTCATTTCGGTCTTAAGACCATTTTCAATAACGAGTGCATTTTCTTGCATCCACTCGTCAGCAACATATTCGAGGTATGCGTCAACACGCTCACCGAGAAGAGATTTAATTTCTTCTACCTCTTCTACAAGTGCTGCAGCATATTGCTCTTCAAGGTTTTCTTTAATTTGAGCAACTCTTGAAACAAGAGCAGCTTCGAAGATAGTGCGTGCTTTCTCTTGGAATTCCTCAGAAAGGTCTTCACCTGCGAGAAGAGCATTTACATCCTCTTCAATATCAAAAGACTCTTCCATTTCCTCTTCTTCTTCCTCTTCCTCTTCTTCCTCTTTCTTATCTTTCTTCTTACCGCCCTCTTCCTCTTCTTCCTCTTCTTTAGCTTCTACGATTTCTTCTTCGGTCTCTTCTTCGATGAGATCTTCATCTTCGAGTTCTTCTTCCTCTTTTACACCTTTCATTGCTTCAGCAGGATTAGCACCCTTGGTTACAACGTCCTTAACTTGCTTAAGTGTTCCACCTGGAGTCTTTAATTTAGCTGAATCATCAGTTGAACGATAGTTAGATGGATCAGGTCCACCTAAATCTTCCCATCCTCCTGTTTGTCCTGGTGTTGCACCAGACAGATGTGGCATTGCATCTGCTGCTTTAGCGTTTGCATTAACAGCAGTTTTGGATTGCTTAGTGCCTACTTCCATTTCTTGTAAATCTCCACGAGACATTTGAACTCTCCGATTTTCCTGTAGTAAATCTATATTTATTTATAAATTAAGAAATTACAATGAATTGATAAACTCATTGAATAATGATAATTTATACTCTTCGAGAATACCTTGATCAACAAGAGTATTTATTCTATTTTTTGTATTCTCTGCAACTTTTTCTCTTAGCATACCACCATCCCAAACCCATTCTTTTCCTTCCATAATGCCTTGAACAAATGCATCAGGTGCAGATGGATCAGCAACAATGTCGGCAGCAGTTGCGAGCATAAAATCTTCACCAACTTCGGTATATCCTTCTCTGGTTGGTTTTACTGATCCAATACCACGAGAAGAAACACCAAGAGTCACTCCTTCTTTGAGAAGTGATTCTGCAATTTTGCCCATTGGGGTGGAAAGAATCTGTGCTTTTCCAATGAAGTTGTTTCCCTCTTGAGTAAGAGAAACAATCTTATGAGAAACTCTATCAAGATTTACTGTTGGTCCATCTGGGTGACCAAGTTCTCCAAGAGCACGACCTTTGTTTACATATTGTTCAGTATAACGCTTTACCTCTCTTTCCATTACAGGCATACGGTACATTCTACCGTTTCTGTTTACAACTTCAGTCTGTAGGAAAGGACCTTGAATATAAAGAGTTTTTTTACCGTTTACATTTTCGGTAATAACTTCTACTGATTCAATTTCTTCAGTAATCAGTTTCATCTTAAGCGTCTCCTGAGATTTGAACTTGTTGGAAATGAATGACCCCAGCCCCACCAGCTGCACCAATTGCAGAAATTTTATGAGAATTAATTATAGTTGCATCTGCCGCAGAGAATGCTGTTACAATTCCACTTGAATTGTAATTAACAGTCATTTTTGTTGAAAAATATCCATCATAGTCTGCAGTAGTATTTACGGATAATACTTCCTGATGAGTAAAGTCATAATACGATTGACCAGTTACTGATAAAGAAACATAATCGCCGGCACTAAATGGAACTTGTGTTCCTTCTGGAACTGTAACAACAGTAGTAGTTCCCGTTGTTATACCAACAACTCTATTTGATGCTTTAGTCAGTCCAAGGGTTGCAGTTCCTCCAGAAGGAATATAATAATCTGTTGTCGTTGCTGCTGGATTTGTTCCAATTGCAACGTGAGAAGCGCCTCCTACAGAAACAATTCTCAAAACACTTGATCTAACTGAAAATGCTGAAGATGTCGATGCAGCTCCAGCAGTAAATGTAAATGAGGATCCTGCCCCAACCGGTCTATGAGCCATTATTTTAATAATACACTTTTAGTTATTTATTATTTAATTAAGTTAGATCAAAGAAACTCAAAGCACCGATAATATCTCCCGTTCCACTCAACACTCTTGCTGCAAGAGTATAAGTATCACTCACCTTTGCTTGCGTTCTTCCAAGTTGCAAATCCCAGTTGTATTCAATGTCTTGCATCGTGCGAATACTTGATTGATTTGTTGCAACTGTATAATCCTGCATCATAATAGTTCCACCAGTTAGTGATGTAGCACTCGTGTCTTGTTGAACATTTGAAGAACTTGTTGCAGTCCAAGACGCATCAGTCAAAGTTGCGTTTTTAATAACCGCAATTTCAAAACTATCCGCAGATGTTGGAAGAACCGCATATTGTTTAAGAAGAACAACTGCATCTTCTCTTCCTGGTGCAAGACGAATGCTGACTAATGGTTCAAATGATGTTGCTACATTAGTCGTTGTAGTCATTCTTGCAACACTTTCTGCAACTTTCTTTTCATAACCACCATTGGATTGAACTGATATACAAATCTGTTTCATCGTTGATGCAGATGTTGTGATTCCAGTGTTTAGAATCTCATAACGACAAGGAAGTGTTGCAGTCGTCATATAAACACTATCAAGAGTGTTTGCGTGATTGAAGATGTGTGCAATTTGTGCGTTTCCGTTTGCATTAATAAATCCAACTCTTACCGCACCAACACCCAACCACTCATACTCAGTGAAAAGAATTTGTGCTTTTGATAAATCCAAATTAACACCACTTACACCAGTTCCATCTAGTTTATCCACATTCCATTGTGATTGAGGAACCGTAACAGTTGTTCCTACTCCAGAAATTGCAGTTCTTTTGATAATATTAATTTGAGACCCATTGAGTTCAATCATCACACCATTTTCGGATGATGCATATCCTGCTCTTTGAATCAGATTTGCTTTTGCTGGATTAAAAACAAATGTTTGAAGAACTTGTAATGCTTTTCCTGGTTGATATGAAAATACTTTTTTTGTTTCACGAATCACAGAGCATCCTGCAGTTGTTCCGATTCCCAGTGTTGAAG